TTACACCAAGGGTGCATGGTACACTCGACTGGACTCGAACCAGTGACCGATTCATTAGAAGTGAATTGCTCTAATCCAACTGAGCTACGAGTGCATTTGGTGGGCGATGCTGGGCTCGAACCAGCGACATTTTGCGTGTAAAACAAACGCTCTCCCAACTGAGCTAATCACCCTACTTTGGTACGGAAGAAGGGCATCGAACCCTTGATGTGATCTTTAATCCGTGCAAGATTTTAAGTCTTGTGTGTTTCAACCAGCTTCACCACTTCCGCATTAATTTGGTGCCGATAGAAAGATTCGAACTTTCACTGAATCCTTTTGGTAGGGGTGAGAGGATTCGAACCTCCATAACTTCTCAGCCTAAATGAGACGACTTTACCAGTTTGCCCACACCCCCATTTTGGTATCGGCGTTAATGTTTGGTGGGGAACCTAGGACTTGCACCTAGTGGGTCACAATGACACCTGTTTTACAGACAGGCCCGCTACTCGTTACGGTCTACTTCCCCACAAAATCAATCGAGTAAAACCTTCAATGTTTCTACATATTTCGCAATCGCATGAGTTAACCCATCTGTCTTACTTATTAGTCCATTATCGTTGTCTGGTCCCCAATTACCCGTTTCACTATCTATGAAAAGTCCTGTATGACTATAAGGCCAAGGAGGAGTAAAAGGAATAGGATCACTACGACGAACCACTCTCCAATGAGTAGGTTGTCCGTTAAACAAAACTTGAGAAGAAATTTTTGGTGATCCGTAAGAGAAAATTTGAACATTATGGCCTCTCCTGTGGAACCACATTCCTATTATTTGTGCAACAGCTCCACCCAAACTGTGACCGGTAATGTGTACGGTGTGTTCAATCGTATAACTATTATCCAACGATTGCATTACAATTACAGCGGCATCTCTAAATCCCTTATGTAGATAAATCCCCAACAATTCATCCTCTACCAATCTCACGTCAATATCAGATTGTATGTTGCTCTCATTGGATGTACCTCTGATAACAATTACCGATATTCCGTTTAATTGTTTCACCTCAAATGCAACTTCGTCTTTTTGGTCTCCGCCACTATCATAAATTGTTTTGCAATATTCTGCGTGTTCTATGAGAGAAGTCAACGTAACGGGTAAAGTACTTTTATCACCACCACCCAAATCATTGTTTTTATCTACTACGTTTTTTGCACATCCACTAAGAGATATTATTATCCCTATTAGAATGAACGTCAAACTCTTATTTTTTCTTCTAATCATTTATACCTAATATAGATTCAAATGATAAATAAAACATTACTCAATCCCACCAAATGTCTATTGATTGTTTCTACATTTCATAGATAATTGACAAAATCCATCCTTAAAGTTTTGCCAAACTTCACCATGTATTCCAAATTGACCGTTGATTATGTCCCACGAACCTGCGAAAATGGGTAATCCAAAAATAGATATAATCATTGCCCCCAACATACCAAAAAGGAACGATGTGTAAGACAACCTCAACCATTTATACTTTACGAGTGCGAGTGACCTACCACTGATATACATTTCCTTAGCTAATGTGTCGTATATCTTATCATCAGTCATCAACGAATTTGCATAATGTTCCTTGTATTCATCCATTTCCATGTGTGAAAAATGACCGAAGTAGAGTGGGTCAAAATACAAAGATTTCCTATTCAAATTTCCATTTTCATCTTTTGGATATTTGGTATTAGGTATTATAGCAATTATCGCACATAGTAATGAGATGATACAACAGGTTGCAAAAAACATCAACGGATATTTTAGGATTTCGTTGTCTAATTCAGCAACAGTTACAGAAAACACGATGGCAGTAACAGTAATCATAATATTGGCCTTTGCATCAGCCATTATATTCAATCGCATCTGATTGGTAACATTTAATCTGAAAATGTTATCAACGGCTGTTCTGTCCTCTGGTACACCATCAAAGAAGTTTTTACTGTTGTGTTGCATAAACTACTTCAACGGTGGCGCATATAACAATCCTCCATGATTGTACAGTCTATTCAGACCTCGTTTTAATCCAAGTGAAGTGTTTTCTCCTACATTACGTTCATATATTTCTCTATAGTTCCCAACTTGTTTGATTATATTATACGACCAAGTTGCACCCAACCCAAGTTTTGCTCCAAGATGGGGGTGATCTTTTCCATTTTTTTCACCCATAAAGCGTTGAATGTTTGGGTCTATGTTATTCTTAAAACTGTCTATGTTCTGGGAGTTTATCCCCATTTCTTCGGCAATAAACAAAACATATACTGTCCACCGAATAACATCCGACCATTTCTGATCGCCGTATCTAACAACAGGCCCAAGAGGTTCTTTTGAGATAATCTCTGGAAGTATCATGTGACGATCAGGATCATCAAAACTCAATCTATTAGATGCAAGACCTGACCTGTCTGTACCATACATATCACAATCACCCCTTTTATATACATTTTTCGTCTTTTCTGTAGATTTCACAGCAACAGGAATATAACTTATCCCATGTAATTCCATAAAGTCTGCAATGTTCTTTGCCGCCGTTCCTGTTCCACTGAAACATATCCTAGCACCCTCCATCTGTTTTGCAGAAGATACACCAAGAGTTTTCCTCACAATAAACCCCTGACCATCATAGAATGTTGTCGGCATGAATTCTAATTTCTTTGCAACATTTCTCGTAAAGGTATATGTGGTTGCCGCAGAAAGAACATCTATCGAACCATCTGTCAAAAACTCAAATCGTGTTTTCCCGTTGACAATAGTAAATTCAATTGCTTCTGCATCACCAAACATTGCGGCCGCAATTGCTCGACAAATATCAACATCAAACCCCTCCCATCTACTACCGTCTTCCATGTTCCAATCTTCCCTTGAGAAGCCAGGAAACTCACCGTTAGTACCACAAACGACATATCCTCGTTTATTCACCCGATCAAATGTTGAACCATAAGTCGGATTGTATTCTGATGTGACTTGTCCTTCAACCGCAGACACAGACATCATCCAAAATGCCCAAATTAAAGATGTGGCAATTTTGCCTATCATATTCATTGTAATGCCCGATATATCGCTAACAATTCCTCATCTGCAATCGGTGTAGTCATAGTATAATATCTTTGATGACCGACCAACATAAACGATTTGATGTCAGAAAAACTTGGATATTTCAACAAGAGATTGTGAAGTAGATAATCTGGACTCAAATGACAAGATGCACATTGATCGTCTTTCGCAAAAACTCTTGTTGCCTTCTTAAAGCGTTCTGATTGCACCAGTACTGAATTGAGATCCTTTTCCATCCATGTAACTTTTTCGTCAATATCAGGAACTACCATAAAAATCATGTACACCAGAAGACCTATGATAACATAAATCCACACCTTACTGGCCGCAACCATTCCTTTAGTTTCAAGTTCAAGTTGCTCGATTCTATCACTGTGGTCTTCTGTCATTTCACGATGTCCTATGTCTTTTGTGTGTTCTGCCATAATCTACCTCACTTCTTTCCTGCTTCGTTTAATTTTTTAGTGATCTGTTGTTGAAACCATTTAAGGACAATAGGTATGCTTACATTAGATGTTAGTCCAAACAGATAACCGATAGGATACCGATAACTTTCATATGCCGCAAGTTGTGGAACATTTGTAAATACAATAGAAATCAACAAATATCCTGTTGTTGACATTCCCATATTAATAACCAAATCAAGCAAAATCAACCACCCATGACCAAGATATTTTTCTTTATTGTCTTGTCTATAATTGAATAAAAATATCCAAAATGAAGAAAACAATACTAATCCGAGCATCATCATTTCGGAAGTGTTGAATAAATCAAACATTTTATTTTATCTCTCTTTTGACCAATTTTAATAAGTCGGCAGTACTACCAACGAATAATGCATTAGTCACGTTTTGTGTTTTTGTGACTTCCTGTCGTTCTCCATCGTTTTTTATGATTTGTTTTTTGCGATGCAATTCCATTAATTTTTCTTGTGTGTCGGTCATATTTTTGAGTAATTGACCGAACACCTCAAATGCTCTCGGCGACTCTTCCGCTTTCGCAATCTCTAAAAGTTCATCCATGGCATCTCTACCACGTTCTATGATGTGATACATATTTTCACGAGCATAACGAAAATCCACATCTTTCTCTTCTCCATCTATCGGGGTAACAGCGGGGAGAATTTCTGAACTATTTACGACTTTTGCTTCTGTATAACACGTTGTGTTGTGTTCGACGAGATCGAGATGTTTTTCAATCCGATTTTCGACCACTTTATTAACATTTTTCATTAACTATCA